AAAAAGGCAAGGCAGAAGGAACTGCTAGAAGAATATTTGGAAAAGCGGGCGCAGATGAAGGAATTTCAGCAGGAGGCGTTGGAAGAAAAGATTGCAAAGCAGGAATTGGAGAGGAGCAGGCTGACAAAGGCATGGAGCAGTAAGAGGCAGATGGCAGCGGCAACCAATGCATATGAATCAAATGTAATGACAGAGACATCGACGGGTAGCAATTCACTGCTTGGCTAAATGCGGGCATTAAGCGTGGACTAACCATAAGGGGGCATATCGTGCAATATTGCACATAGCAATTCCAACTGACAGAGGAATTGCAGAAACAGATAACAGCCGGAAATGGATTTCACAATATATCAAATTCAAGGGAGGATTCAAAGATGAGCATTAGTGGAATAGGTGAGAAATTTTACCAGAACAATGTGACAACAATGAAAAGCACCAAAAATGTAAACAGCACAGAAGAATTCGCATTAGAAAAAAACAAGCGGAACGCAGGAATTGTCGGAAGCGGAAGAAATGGAATTATTCAAAAAGGAATTCTATGAAGACCTTTCTAAAATTACAAACCACAGGACAGTGAGCAATGCGGCGGTGAATATATCGGAGGAGGCATTTAAGGCAATGAAGGATGACCCACAATACAGGGAGAAAGTTCTTTCACTGATCCAGAGGGATTGGGGCGATTCCTATGCACCGAGGAACTGTTCTGTGCTGATAACAGTCGGTGCGACTTTGAATGAGTATAGGGCGGATTCATGGCCTGTGGGTTATGACTCTGAATTTGATATGCGTTCACAGAACAGTTTCTATAAAAGGACGAGTGAAAGGAAAGACAGGCAAAAGGAACTGCTGGAAGAATATCTGGAAAATCGGGCGCAGGCTAAGAAACAGCAGCTGGAAATGTTAATGACCAAGATTATTGACACAACAGGGGTTGACGACGATTGAACGTGTGGACGACGCGGGATAACGTGGGAAACCCCGATTTTATTGGGGATAAGCCGATTTTTAGAAAGAAAAAAGTTGAAGTTGTGACACTGATTCTGAGAAAATTTAAAATAGCAACGTCACACGTTGAAGTGCAAAAGCGAAATTGCAGAAACG